GTGGTGTAGAGGAATTTGGAGGTCAGGCACCACTAAATATCTACGATTGGCTTTAATTAATCGTCATCCTCATCGTCAGTTGGATCTATTGATGGGATTATCCCACCATCGCCCACAATCCAATCAGGGAAAGTCTTATGTTCAGTCATCAACCAAAAAGCGTGCTCAGGTGTGAATCCTGCTTTTCTAGCTGCTTTATAGCATTCATGCAAAGCCATGTAATGTTGATCTATTTTTGTTAATGGCTCAGGAGTTTGGCGAACGACTCGACGATTGATCTTTTTGCGTTTGATAGGTTTTCGTGTGTTCGCCATGTCAGAAATTATTTCTTAATCAATAGCAAATATAGATCATCGACACGCTGTTCAAGTCGATTCATTTGATCTTTTAAGGAGCTTCCTCCATTTGGCTTAAGTTCGGCTAAATAGGATTTAATAACCCAACGCAGACCCATGAATAAACTGCCCGATACGGCGCATACGCCAGAGGCGATAGCGACCCAAGATTCCGGCTTCATAAGGCATTGATTCCATAATCCGCTTCATGGCCTGACTTTGGATCTAATGCTTTGGCAATTGGTGCAACTAATGCTCCAGCAAGAACTGCTAATTCTGGTCGAATGTCGCCAACAATGGCGAGTGCCACAGTAATGCCTGAAGCTGCAACAGCTCTCAAATATGACTTAATTGCTGCTTTATGTTTTTTGCTTAGTTTCATGAATTGCCTCCTAGTAGTGGGATGTTAAAAAATGATGCGTCTTTGTCGCCTGATTTATTAAAGCTGATATGAATATGTTTGGTGTGCGGATTAATGCCTTTATATCGGCGCCATTTCCAATTAAGCAATTTGCTTGCAATATGATGGTTATGGATTACATAAGATATGCGTTTATCTGATTTTCCACACTCCCTGATCTGGTCAGCGAGATAAGCAGAAATTCCTTCTTGCTTACCCAAGCCAGCATCAATATCAATGGCTCTGACACACCCATTAAAGTCTGGATTGTGGTCAGATTTTTTTGTGGAATGACGAGCATCACCCAACCATCCATCACTTTTACGGCTGCGATCTGGGAATGAATCATCAATCTGTTCCCTGAGTTGAACGGCAGCTTTAGATAGGAAAGGCTTCATTACCCAAGCAGAAGTTTTGCTTCATCCTCTGTAATCCCAAGCCGTTCTAATAATGCAGTTCTTTTAGCAGCATCCTCATCTGCTTTTGCTTGCTTTATTGCTTTTGCTTCCGCAAATGCAGCAACCTCAGCATTTCTTTCGGCTTGTTCTGCATCAGTAAATTCTCTTACAATAACTTCATCATTTTTAACATTGTGTTGAAAAATTGTATTATTGGACATAATTGTTTTACCTTTCATTATTTTTGCAATCCATAAACTTCATAACCACCTGAAATGTTGTTTGCGCTGGCTAAAAGTCTAAACCCATCCCAATTTTGACCATCATTTATTCTGCCACCAGTAATCATAAATTGACCTTCTGCTGCCGATTTACCCGAACCAGTTGCATTAAAAGTTGCATATCTACCAGCAACCCCAACTCCCGCTATATTGATCGTTAAATAAGTATAATCATTATCACCGCTACCCATATAATTAGTTAACAACCATTGACCGCTATTATCTGAATTCATCGCAGTTGCAGAAGTATCATTTCTATCCCAAGAAAAACCACCAGCACTATATAGGGAAGCCTGTGTAGTTCCGCCATATCTTAAACGAAAATATAAATCGTCTGCAGCATTTGATACATTCCAAGCCCAAACATTAATTACATAACTCCAATATGTTGATGTAAATACATTGTCAACATCCACAGTTGCAACATTAGTAAAAGTATTACTTGCAATTTTAGTCATTGCGCCTGCTGAAGCGGTAGCCCATTTTACTTTATAAGGTGAAACTGTTGTATCGGCAGTAAGTATTTGACCAGTTGTTCCAATTGGTAAATTGTCATAAGTGCCTGATCCAGTTCCAACAACAATGTCCCCTGATGCTGTAATGGTTGTTGCCATATCATTTGTAATTGTTATTGCACCAGAAGTACCGCCACCTGAAATACCTGTGCCAGCCGATACCGCTGTTATGTCGCCAACATCATTTGTAATCCATGTGAAATCCATGTCGGTGTTTGTTGTCTTGCTTAATATTTGACCAGTTGTTCCGCCTTTAAGATCAACCAAAGATGTATCAATGGCTGAACCAAGTGTGCGGATAGCAGCTGCGCCATCCTTGACCAGATCGGTGTCGTCCGGTGTTTCCCAATTAAAATTCGTTGTGTTTGCCATATTAGGCTACTGCTCCAATCGCATTTTCCCATGTAAGTATAGCGGATAAAGTGTTCCATGCCTCTGAGGCTGATACTTGTTCCCATTGAAGTGCTACTTGAGAGAATTCAATTGGGCTCAGATTTATGGTTAAAAACAATTCGTTGAATCTAGTGCTCCAACGCCAACCTTCCACATAACCCTCAAACTGTCCTGTTGAGGCTATTTGAACCGGCAAGTCTGTTATTCGTAATGGCTGACCAATAAAGATCCCAAGCAGGGCATCTCGATCAGTATCGTCAATCTCTGAGTTAGTTATTGGGAAGGTAATACTATTCAGCAAAGCTCTTGGATACGACCTAAGTGAAATATAACGATCTGCTTGAGATTGAGCATCAACAGCGTTTTTCAAAGTTGTGTTAATGGTTTCGCCCTTATAGCCAAAAGTAGCAATACTGGTTGCATCGGTCGCAGTTTCTTGAGATCCAAAATTGTTGCCATAATTGATATAAATATCATTGCGAACATCCGCAGATCGAGCCAAAGTTTTAAGACCTGCTCCAATAGCAGTATTGGCTGAAATATCTGTATAGCCGTTATTGGCTAAATATGTTTGCCTGTGATTTTGATCAGCATATCCAATACGACCCTCTGAATCCTCATACAAAACACCAAAGGCTGAATTGGCAATCAGGGAAGCGATGTTGTAAATGGTGTCTGGACTAGATCCTCGATTGATCATTGTGTATTGACCAGGTTGATCTATTTCACCAAGACCAACATTTTCAGCATTTGCCCATGTTATTGTTGGATCATATCCTGACCATGTTTCAGCTGCTGGTACTTCATTCCAATTATTTAATAATAAATCAGCCAGTAATGCATAAATCTGATCGCCGTCTTGATCCTCTGATAAAACTCCGTCTGTAATGATCTTTGGCAATTTAGCCAATGAACCTAGAGCGAGGATTGTGTATGAATAGGTTTTAGCAATAGATGATGCAGTTGCAACCTCGGTTGTAATATCTGTGATATTGCCACCAAATAAGGTCCTAAAGGTGTTTGTGCTGTCCTTGACTTGCAATGCAATGCCATCATTTATTTGCAAGTTATAGTTTTCGTCATTTAAGGCAACCAATGAGATCTGCAAATATGAAGGAAGCGGTTGAGCATAAATATCATCTCGACCTGCCTGATGGGTTATGTCCTGTATCGCTACATCTGTGTATTCAACCCCATTAATTGTTAATTTATATTGAGGAGTAAATACGCTCATTAATCGCCCCTGATGCCTGAATTGTAAAGTTGTGGAACTGAGCGAGATGCGCTGTCATTTAATACTTTAGCAACAGCTCTTGCAGCACCTTCAGAATCAATTGATTGAACTGAAATGTTATAAGTGTTTCCACCAGCTTGACCAAATGGCGTTCCTGTTGCGCTTTGTGGCACACCTCTAATTTGAGATGATGGAGCAATGTTTGAAATGCGACCAATATCAGCACCTGGTTTAATTAAGTTGATCAATCTAATGCTTTCATTTGCAAGGCTAATAACTAAGCCAATTGCTTCTCTAATAAATGTAATAAAACCTTGAATAATGCCAATCACACTAGAAATACCTTTTCCTAAACTTTCTGCACTTCTTTGGCTTTCTTTCAAGCCAGCACTTAATCCTTGATCGCCAGTTAATCCAGCAATAAATGCGTTGAGAGTTGGAATACCAGTTTGATTTAAGAATCCAATAAATCGTTCAACCTGAGGGAGTAAAGCAACTCCTAATGCTTCTTTAGCCTCATCAAATCCTACTTTTAAGCGATCAATCTTGCCTTGAAAAGTTTCAGCATTGGCAGAAGCTGCGCCACCATAAAGATCAGATAATTTTTGCTGTACTTG